GCTTGAAGCAAATGTCCCAACCAGTTTCAGGATCCGTAGGGTCGCCCAAGTCTTCTGCAGCAGTAATAATTTGCTCCCACAACTTCTTCTTGAGGTTTACTACTTTTACTTGACCACCGTCGATGCATTGAGTAGCGTAGCTCCAGCCACACTTCAGATCGGGGTAGTACTCTCGTACCCAGTCTTTTTCTACATTGTTAAATCTTTCGGAATTTCTATCAAAGGATAGACACTCCATTGGAATGTTCTTGCCATTCTCACCGTTAATCCAGTAAACGTAGCGAGCAAGAATGTCGCCAACGATACGCATTTTGTTATCGCCGTCTTTGTACTGAAAGGATGAGATTGAGGATTTTTGGGCTCCGCCCGTTTGTTTGTTGAATGATAATGCCATTAGTGTATAGTCTCCAGTGTGACTTCTTCATAGATAAAAGTGATTTCATCTTCTAATACTATGAGTAGCCTGTTGTCGTTAATTTCGTCTAGAGGCACAGGACAATGTAGTGCGTCTAGCGTAGTTTTGTTATATGTAATATAATCTGCATAGCTCCTAAGAGAAGCTAACGCATAGTATATACATAGTTCTTTGTTGGTGTACTTATAAGAATTGTAAAGTAAAAACTCTCCATGAGCGAGAAAACTCGTCCCTATAAAGTTTTTATGTGAGTATTTATAAATAGGGTCAAACTTGTTACGAGGGATTTGACTCTTTACGAGCATTTCCATGATCAAGTTACAGGTAGCAATATTGCCGTCTGCCGTATCAAAAACCTTTTTCCAATCAAATAAGAGCATATATTATACTTTGTTTTTACCAAGTTGTCAAGAATTATTTTTTTAAAGGTACTTAATGTTCCAACCCTGCTTCATATAGAACCCGATACGATTTGAGGCTTGTTTTCGAGCCGTATTTCCTTTCAGGTGTATATCTACTACAACAGGGTCTGTTTTACCTTCTTTTTTCCTAATCACACGTCCAATAAGCTGTGTGAGCAGGGGCTCATTGTTAACAGGAGTGCCAAGAATTAGGCAGCTCAGATTGTCAACAGATATTCCTTCTGAGAAAATTGCTTGCGTACCATAGAGTACTTCCGCATCACCGTAGAGAATTTTATCTATAAGTGCTTCTCTTTCTTCATGCGGAACTTCACCAGTTACACAAATTGCCTTCTCTCCTGTAAGTTCAGCGCAGGATTTTAGAAACGCTACTCTATCACTTACGACTAGGACTTTATGCCCTCTTGCGGCGTAGGCCGCCGCTAGCATTGATACTGTATGTCTATATTCTTCTGTGTTTGCTAGTTTTGTTACTCGGTTAGCCCAAGGTATTCTAGCACCGTCCATGAAACGAATTTCGGAAGGAACAATAGTTACAGAAGGGGTCATATAGTTTTCTTTAGGCGGCTTAAATAGAGTATTACCAAAGTAATCTCGAAACACTACGTGTTTACCGTCTTTTCTTTCTATAGTACCCGATAGACCTATCTTATATCTACAGTAGTTTGTGTCTAGTATTTTACTAAACGTAGGACTACTGACATGGTGCATTTCATCTAGGATAATCGTACCGAACTCTTTCCTTATTTTAGGAATGTTACGATACAGAGTCTGAGTGTTTCCAATAACAATAGGGCTGTCGGTATCAAACCTACCACTACCAATAATCCCAGGTTCAAATCCATAAACCTTCTCCACTTCCTTGGCCCATTGATTTCGTAGAGGCACTGTATGTGTTACTACGAGAGTTTTTTGGCCAAGCTTGCCCGCTATTGCAAGACCCGTAAAAGTCTTGCCCCAGCTGACCCACGCATTTATTATTGCGTTATCTTCGATTGCATCGTAAACATCTTTCTGACTAGAACGTAACTCGAACTTAAACTCAGGAAAGTCCACAGGCTTATACAACCTATTGTCTACTATCTCATAGTGCTCAGGAATTAAATCCGTTCGCCCTACAGGAAGCGATACTAGCCCATTACGAATAATCCCCATGTTTTTAATAACCTGAGGAGGGTCTAACGGGTTATGGTTTGGAATAGTATATGTAAGCTCTTTGTCGATTTGCTCTTGCAACTCGGCACTGCAATCCATATAAATCCTGTGGCTTATAACTGCTTTCATAGGTTCAATTCATTCTTTGCAATAATGTACTGTTTAACGAAATCGGAACGTACAATGTCCTCTACCTCATACTCTATAAATGTGAATCTATCCATTCGTTTGAGTACTCGTATAAAATCTTGTAGTCCGTTTGCTTTTAAGTCTGCCTGTCGAAAGTCACCACAAAACATTACTCTACAGTTTTCACCAATTCGAGTAATAATTGAGTCTAACTCATGGAAAGACATATTTTGACACTCATCAATCATAATGACTGCATCTCTGAGTGTTATACCTCGTATAAAGGAAGTAGTCATAAAATGTACTAAACCTTTCTGTTTAAGTACGTCGTATGCATCTCCTCTCTGAAATAAGTCTATAGCTATATCTTTATAGGGCTCTTCATATACTGAGGCTTTTTCTTTTTCTGTACCCGGAAGAAAACCAATGTCTCTTGTAGGTACTGCACTACGAATAATTACTAGCTTTTGAAAGTCTCCTTTTGCCATATCATCGTATGCTAAGTATGATGATATGAATGTTTTTCCTGTTCCGGCAAGTCCATGCAGTACTAAGTTTTGTGTTGATTCAAATGCTTTAAGCTGGTTACGTGTTAAAGGTTCTATCTCTCGCAGCTCAAAGTTTACTCCTGCAAGAGTTTTTCTCTTTTTAGCCATATTTATACTTTTCTTCTAGTGTCTTTGAGTTTCGTTTCCGAATACTCATACAGCATCCAAGGCAAGCCTTGTACATGCAAAATCCCTGCCCAAGTAAACCCTACTTCGGGAGGGCGTGGTACAGTAAAAGGAGCGTTGTGCCCTTTTACTCTAATTAGTGTAGCAGAGCCTTTCAACTCTACTTTACTAATTTTTAAATACTTTAAAGATAACATTTTAGTCTTTTCATATATAAAAGGTCTACCACTGTTATCTATAAAATACTTTGTTTGTTGCTTTATAAGACCATTGGGGTACTCAACCATGTGCTTTAGAAATTGCAGATTTCTATGTGGAGTCTGCATTCTTCTTGCTCCTAGTGTTTTACCACTTTGGTTTCTATCATCTAGTACATTATTATCCAAAAATAATATACCATCATACTCTTCCCAGTTTCCTGAAGGTAACAGAAAAACTGGGAAGGTAATTTTAGGTATGCTTCTAAATCCTATCACCATACATTTTCTCGAACTTACCACCAGAATAGTCTTCGTGGATAATCTCAAAATCACAACCTACGGGAACACCGGGAATAGAAAGACCTCTATCCATTTGCACATAGGAAGCAAGTTTTTCCATGTATTCATCCACTTCTTCTTCTGGTACTTCTGCTAGGATTGAGTCATGAACTAGTGCAAAGATACGTGCTTTCTTGCTGTTCGCTTTTATCCAAGCGTTCATGTCTATAGCGCCTAATAAGTTAATATCAGAAGCAGCAGACTGCACCAAAAAGTTAAGACCAGACCTAACGCTATGACTCTGGATGCCTTTGTCTGTCGATGCGACATTTGGTAATCTCCTCTTTCTACCGAAGTAGCTGTAAATAAATCCATTTTGTTGGATGTATTTTTGGTTATCTTCAATCCACTCTTTTAACTTGTGGAACTCCTTAAAGTAATCGTCAATAACCTCTTGTGCTTCTTGTCTGCTGAAATAGGTTCCTGAGTCTTTTGTAACTTGTTCACTAATCTTATTTGCACCTGCGCCGTACATAATACCAAAGGTTACAGCTTTTGCCGCCTGTCTTTGCATACTGTATAGTTCTGCTACTTCGCCTACTTCACAAGGTAGTTTAAATACTTTGTGTGCAATCGCAGAGTGAAAGTTACCACCTGAACGAAATACGTCCATGAGTGCTTTGTCTTTTGCAAGGACTGCGGCAACGTACACTTCGGCAGTTGTTAAGTCCATTGCAACTATCTTATGCCCCGCTGCTGCTTTAATACAACCTTTTACAATAGGGTTA